TTCAGGATATGTGTGGAGAAGATGTATCATTCTGTCTCGATGCTATCGCAGCAGGTTTTGAGATCTGGTGTGATCCTCGTATCAGAGTCGGTCACGAGAAGACAAGAGTTATCTGATTAACAATGACAAGATATACAATTCTCCATAAGGGAGAAGTCTTATATGAAGACTTGACTGAAGAAGAGTATTTTGATACTATGGAGGACCTTTCGATGGATTTCTATCAGAAGGGTTCTCCAAAACCACAAGACCTGGAAACAAAATTTATTAAGGAGTGAAGATTTCATGGCAGTACGTTCAAAAATCGGAGTTTACAAAGACGGGTTTATGCCCGGTAGTCCGAAGAAAACTCGGCAGGGCTCGGGTAAGCACACAAAATATGCCGCAACATCTCGTAATGGAAAGAAAAAAATGTATCGTGGACAAGGACGTTAATATATACATTAACTAATATTAAGTCATATGGCATGTCTTATTGCAAACCTTCCTTCTATGGAAGTATGGGTTCGTAAAGAGTATCTGACTGATCATCAGAGTGGGCACGGTGAATTTGTAAAGGGCGTCTGGGTATCGGTTAAATCGATTCCTGGACGTGCTTTTTATTTTGAGACCTACTTACCAGAATATGCGGCAATGTACGATAAATTGCCTATCAGTGCCTTTGTAGCAGACCCTGAGACTCCTTCACCGGACATGGACCTACCAAACCTCCAGTTTTGGAACTGCATGGACTACGGGGTTGTCTCGGTGGACAAGAAATTCATTGGTTCAATGGACTTTGAGTGCTATACACGGGATTTTGGCAACGTAAAAGGCACTTATGTTTGTACTATTGACAATTATCATCATGATCCGGACTATGTTGACTATGCTACTAGTGAAAATCCTGCCGAACATAAGTCACATAACCTGATTGAACTTGAAAATGGACAATATGCACTGTATCCAAACAATAGATTACGCATTTATGACAATAGTTTGACACCTGTCGAACCAAAAATGCCCGATTTTAAGGTCTCAACTCAATATTATCAGGTTGAAAATGGTTTTGAACGGCTTGGAATGGGTCGTGAAGACGAATATTTCTGGAAAACGGCAAAAGAACGTGAAGAAACACCCGAAGAGGGTGAAAATAAATAGTATTTTACAATTCAGGAGCAAAATGGGAAACTCTCCAGTTGATAGGGACTCGGATTACATGAAAAAAGTGTGGGGAACAACCAGTTTGATCACAGATTACGGTTCAACACTCGATAAAATGCATCAAGAGAACCATGAAGATGAAGAAAAAGTACTTCAGGAGATAATGCATGATGATTTGTCTAATAAAAAAAGAAATCTTCAAGAATAGGGTATAAATAAAATTACGAAAACTCTTTAACAATGCCCAATCAGAGGATATCAAGATCATTTAAAGACATTAGTCTATCATTTGAACCTCATCCCATTACAAAGGACCTTCCTATTTTGAAAAATGAGAACGCAATTCGTCGTTCTGTGAGGAATATTGTAGAAACAATCCCAACGGAGAGATTTTTTAACTCTTTGTTGGGATCTGATGTAAGAAGAAGTTTATTTGAGTTTGTTGATTTTGGTACAGCATCAGTTATCCAAGATCAAGTTCAAATTGCCATTGAAAACTTTGAAGAAAGGGTAGAAAATCTACAAGTTATCGTAGATCCTATATCTGATGAAAACACTTTTAACGTAACTGTTATATTTGATATTATTGGACAAGAGTTTCCAACACAAGAATATTCATTCCTCTTAGAGGCAACAAGATAAAATGCCTTTTACAAAGTACGCAAATTTAGATTTTGATCAGATAAAAACTTCTATCAAAGATTATCTCCGTGCAAACTCTACGTTTACGGATTTCGACTTTGAGGGATCTAATTTTTCTGTTTTAATAGACACGTTAGCATATAACAGTTATATTACAGCATTTAACTCGAATATGGTTGTAAATGAATCCTTCTTGGATTCTGCAACTTTAAGAGAAAATGTTGTTTCTCTTGCTGGAAATATTGGGTATGTGCCACGTTCCAGAACTGCATCTATAGCACAGATATCCTTTAGTGTAACAACCACCGTAGACACCCCTACATTGACCCTGAATGCAGGTATAGTGTGTGTAGGTAATACTAATGACACAACGTATACATTTGCCATAGTAGAGGATATTACAGCAAACACTGTTGGTGGGAATTTTGATGGAGATGGTAATCCAACAACATTTACAGCATCATTCAATAATATTAATGTTTTTCAGGGAATATTCTTAACTAAACAATTTTTATTTGATGGATCTTTAGACCAAAGGTTTGTTTTAAACAATTCTTTCATAGATACATCCACATTAAGAGTCTATGTTGGAAAGTCTCAAGGTGTGAAGGGAAATCAGTATAATATATCTGAAAATATTTTAAATGTTGATGAAAATTCTAGAGTATTCTTTCTTAGTGAAATACAAGATGAAAAATATGAATTGAGATTCGGTGATGGACTCATTGGGAAGAAATTGGGTGATAATGATGATGGAACATTTATTACAGCAAATTATATTGTAACTGACGGTAAGGATGGAAATGGTGCTGCTAATTTTTCTTTCTCCGGAACTTTACAAAGTGCTAATAGCACAGTAATTGATCCAGGACAGGTTACTATTACAACAAATCAATCATCCATTAATGGTGGAGATATTGAACCGATAGATTCTGTCAAATATTATGCTCCAAAAATATATTCATCTCAATATAGAGCTGTTACATCGAGAGACTATGAAGCAATTATTAAAAAAATATATCCAAATACAGAATCCGTTTCTATAGTTGGTGGTGAACAATTAGATCCACCACAATTTGGCACTGTGCAAATCAGTATCAAACCAAAAAATGGAAGTTTTGTTTCTGATTTTAATAAAGAACAAATTTTATCACAATTAAAACAATATTCAGTATCTGGAATTAATCAAAAAATAACCGATCTCAAAATTCTTTATGTTGAATTAGATTCTTCTGTTTATTATAATTATTCTCAAGTATCTTCTGAAAATGAATTAAAAACATCTGTTATAGATACTCTTCAAAAATATTCAAAATCTTTAGATTTGAATAAATTTGGCGGAAGATTGAGATATAGTAAATTACAGCAAGTTATCGATAATACTGATACTTCTATTACTTCAAATATTACAAAAGTTACCATTCGTAGAGATTTAAAGGCAGTATTAAATAGTTTTGTTCAATATGAATTGTGTTTTGGAAATCGTTTTCATGTAGATTTTGATGGAAAAAATATAAAATCTACAGGATTTAAAATTTTTGGAGAATCTTCGACTGTATACATAACAGATTTTCCTAATTTTACTGAAGACAATAAAATTTTAGATACTGGAATTATTTCAATAATTAAATTGGATTCTCAAGGAGGTGCTGTTGTTGTTTCTGAAAATGTTGGAACAATTGATTATAAAAAAGGAGAAATTATTTTTGGACCTTTAAACATTACAGAAACTTCATCTCCTGGAAATATTATCGAAATCCAAGCATTTCCAGAATCTAATGATGTCGTTGGATTGAGAGATTTGTATATCTCTTTAAACGTTCCTAAAAGTACAATAAATATGGTAAGAGACGTGATTGCTTCTGGAGATGAAATATCAGGAACCAGATTTGTCAATGATTTTTATACCTCAAGTTATTCAAACGGAAATTTAATAAGAAAGTAATATGATACAAACTGGAATTGAATCTAAAGTTAAGATTCAGGACATAATTTCCAATCAGTTACCAGAATTTATTTTGGATGAAAGTCCAAAGACGGTTGACTTTTTAAAGCAATATTATATCTCCCAAGAATTTCAGGGTGGTCCTGTTGATATCAGTGACAATTTAGATGATTATTTAAAATTAGATAATTTAAAACCAGAGGTAGTTGTCGATAGCACAACGTTAACTTCTAATATAACACTTTCCGATACTACAATTAATGTATCGAGCACTAGAGGATTTCCAAACAAATATGGACTTCTCAAAATTGATAATGAAATTATTACTTACACAGGAATAACCACCAATACTTTTACTGGATGTGTAAGAGGATTTAGTGGTATTACCAAATATAAGGATGACTTAAATAAAGAAAATTTAGTATTTGAATCTTCAACTGCAAATAGTCACGATTCAGATTCATCTATTCAAAATTTAAGTTCTTTATTCTTAAAAGAATTTTATAAAAAACTTAAAACAACATTTGCTCCAGGATTTGAAAATATTTCATTAGTAGATGAAGTAGATGCTGGTAATTTTATAAAGAGAGCAAAAGACTTTTATTCGTCCAAAGGCACTGATGAAGCAATAAAGATTCTTTTTAAAGTTATTTTTGGAGAAAAACCTTCAATTATAAATTTAGAAGATTATTTAATTAAGCCATCTTCAGCAAATTATGTTAGAAGAGAGGTAGTTATTGCTGAAGCAGTATCAGGTGAACCTTTAAGAATTATTGGACAAACTATCGTAAAAAGCACAGATGAAAATACAAGTGCATCAGTTTCTTCAGTAGAAGCATTTACAAGAAAAGGAAAAACTTATTTTCTATTGGAACTTTATGTTAGTAATGACGGAAGATCTTCTGTTGAAGGAAACTTTATAATTACCCCCAATACAAAGTTAACTGAAAATGCTTTTGTAGGAGATTCTATTTTAACAGTAGATTCTACTATAAGTTTCCCAGAATCCGGAAATTTAATTTCTGGAACTAATACTATTTCATATACTGGAAAAAGTATTAATCAATTCTTCGGTTGTACTGGGATTAATTCCAATATAGTAAAATCATCAAACATTAGATCAGAAGATACCTATTTTTCTTATGAAGATGGAGATATCTCCAAAAAAGTAGAAATAATACTTCTAGGTGTAATTGGAAATCTGGAAGAAGGTAATAAAAACTTTATAGTAAATGAAGGTGATTTAGTAGGTATTAAAAATTTAGGAGATAAGGTTGAAAATAACGGATCAGACTGGAAAGAAATTTTTGCAAATTCTTTTATATACAATACAAGTGCCAGTTACCAAGTAATAGATAATTCTAATATCACTCTCGGATCTTCGATAGAAGAATCTAGTTTAAAGGTGGGGGATGAAGTTGAAGTAATAGAAAGAGGGTCTATTCCAGAAGTTATAGTTCCTACTGATAGTTCAATTTATATTAGATCAATTAATTTTGGTGAAAATACTTTAGAGTTGCAAAACGCATTAAACTCAGGAACTTCTGACCCTATTTTCAGTTCAACTAAAGAATTTAATATAAGAAGAAAATTAAATAAAATTAATAAATCAGGATCTCAATTTTCAAGTGATTCTTTATTGTCGGATATTTTAAATTTATATACTGATAAAGATGAATATGCATATGTAGCTTCTAATTCACTTCCATCAAGTGTAAATGATAATTTTAAAGACTCTAGTAACAACCCAATAAAGAATTATCGTTTAAATATCGATACTAATATAAAATCCTTATTTATTGATAATATTTCCAATCTTGTCGATCTTGAATCTGAGGTATTTAATACTATAAAAATTGATGGAAATGTTCCATTCTTAACCGGTGATAAAGTATTTTATTCTCCTGAATCGGAACCTTTAGTTGGGTTGATAACCGGAACTTATTTTGTAGAAAAAATATCAGATGATAAATTTAGATTATACGGTTCTCAATCTTTAATAGATTTGGGAAACAATACAACATTTCAATCACCATCAGCAGGCATAGGATCACATACATTTATTTTAGATTCTCAAAGAGATTCTGAACTTGGAGTACAAAAACTATTAAGAAAATTTCCATTAGAAAAAAATATTGAACAGGGTTCAGGAGATATTACAACTCCCGGATCAACTGGTATGTTGATAAATGGAGTAGAAATCAATAATTATAAATCTAATGATAAAATTTATTTTGGACCAATTGAAGAGGTAAATGTATTGAATGGTGGAGAAAATTATGATGTAATTAATCCACCAATTGTCTCAGTTGATAATCCAAGTATTGGAAGCACTGCATTTATTCAACCAGTCATTAGTGGAAAATTTGAAAAAATATATGTAGATAGTCAAGATTATGATATTGATAAAATAGGACCTATTGATATTTCTGGAGGAAATGGCACTGGTGCTGTTATAGAACCCGTATTAATTTCTAGACCAAGAGACATTTTATTCAATGCTCGCAATTTTTCCATTGGTGGAGGAGTTGATCAAACAGGAAATAAAATTGTATTCTTAGATGATCATAATCTTGTCAATGGTCAAGAAGTAGTTTATAATTCTCTAGGAAATAACGCTATAAAAATTGGAACACTATCTAATAACAAAATTCTTCCAGATAATTCAACATATTTTGTTAGAATTGTTAATAATAAAGCAATAAAACTATATTTCAATCAAAGTGATCAGCAATCTGATACAAATTCTGTTGGAATTTTTACGGGTTCATCAGGAACTCATAGATTTTCAACTCTTTCCTCTACAAAACAACTTGATTATATAAAAATAATTAATAGTGGAGAGGGTTATACTAATAGGAAACTTTTTGCTTCTTCTAGTGGAATATCTACAACAAATAATACGGTTACATTCAAAAATCATGGATTTAAGAATGGTGAAATTGTAGAATACAAAGGATCTGCTTCAGGAACCTTAACTTTTAAAAAAGGTGGTATTGCTGGAAAATTCTTTAATGGAAATTGGAGATCGGTAATATCTACTGGTAATATAGGATCAATACCTCTTACTACAGAAAATGATAGTAGTAATATAATAGGAACAAATGGATTACCAGATCCAAGTTATAGGTTTGGAGTGAATTTCTGGAGTGTTGTTAATTTTGGTAATAATTTAGGAAATAATTATGGATGGATTGGAGTAGGATATTTTAGACCAAGAGTATCTGGAACATATAAATTCTACACTCGTTCAGATGATGGAAGTGGTATTTGGGTAGGTGATCTTGCACTTGAGGGTCGAACAAGAACAAAGGCTAATGCCACAGTTGATAATAACTTAGGTGGTGGCCAGTCAGCAATAGAAAGATCTGGAACTATAGACTTAATTGCTGGTGTTTATTATCCGTTTAGAGCGGTAATGGAAGAAACTAGTGGTAGTGATATCTTTAGGATTAGTTATGAAGGTCCCGGTATAACAAAAACAACTGATTTATCGGAAGATTTTTATGCATCTGCTACAGGAGATGGTGCTATTACTGGAGATTTTGACGCACCAATTCCAATAGCAGGTTTAGAAACTACAAATCAATATTATGTTTTGAAACTTGATGATGATACATTTAGAATATGTGATGCTGGTATTGGAGGAACTATCACCTCTAATTTTGAAAGACAAG